GCTGAACCTGGCAAGAAGGACTGGCCAAGGCCTGTGCAAATGATCATGTGATAGTACAAGGAAGCGCCAAAGATATGATCAACTACACCGTAGCGGGTCAAGAGACCAACACGGGGAGCAAAATCGTTGGGTCCGATTGTACGCTGAACCATTACAGGGATGTATGGGCAATAAAGGATACCTGAATCATAATAATCAGTTCCTTTATAACCAAGTAGAGCGTAGTCTACTGTAGATGCGCGAGGAGTTTGGTAGGGACTACCACCAGCATATCCACGATCCATTTGAGCTTCAGTACGTGTATCACGGTAGATCTGGAAACGGCCACCGACCGAACCAACCTTAGCGATACCTACGGGAGCTGTGTTAACGTTACCATTAACTGGCATCCATGTGAAGTTTGGAAGAGTTTCGAGAAGAGCGCAAATACGAGGAGTTGCGATGATGAAGTTAGCAGCTCCACGACGATTGCGGATAGCAACGCGGTTGGCTTCAACAACTACTCTGTTGTAGAAGTCACGAGCTCTTTCACCACTCCAACGAGCGTCAGCTGAAACAGCAGACCATGTGGAATAGCCCTTGTCTGGACCTGCATTGAGACAGATCTGGATCATACGAGCGATCATTTCGCGGTCGATTTCAGCTTGGATCTCATAGGACATGGCGTTTGTGAGCTCGGAGTCGATGTCGATTCCGTTCATGTTCTTAAGATCTTGCTCGAGTTCGACAGACCACTTAGCAGCGAGCCTACGAGTAAGAGCTTCTACAGCTGTCTTCTCAAATGACACGGTGACTTGTGGAATCTTGGAACTCATTTCGAACTGCTGAATGAACGCTCCAATACCTGAATCTTCAACAAGAGCGTTGAGAGCTGATACTGTGGGGTTGTATTGGTCTACACCACCAACACCACTAAGGAAAGCAGCGGTTGAACCTGTGAAGGTTGTATTCAAGTAGTTGTAACCAATTTCCTTACCATTAGGAGCTCCTCCGAGGTTAGGAGCAGTACCGGATGTAGAACCATCTCCGCCATTAACGGGAGCTCCGAGAACATCTGTATCGTACTTGTAACGCATTGCGAAAGCAAGTCCAACTGGTCCTGTCATGGGCTGTACACCAACGATCTCATTTGTAATGAGTTCGGGGAAGGTACGACGGATCATGGGGATGAGAACCTTAGGCAGACGAGCGTCCCCTGCAGCGTATGTATCTCCAGAACGGCCACCATTTTGAGTACCTTGATAATTTGTACCAAATACTCCAAGGGCCCCTGTTCCAGCTCCACCACCAGCAACGTTAGCTTCATTTAAGCACCACTTTTCTTGGTTCTCAAGAAGAATGGCTGTATTCAAACGAGTATTTTCGTTTGAAATCTCAGCAATGCGGTCAGACTTGAAATCCAATACTGGAGTCCACTTCTCGACGAGCTGCTGAGCATAATCTCTACTGATATGCATTAAGTTTGACATAATTTTTTATTAATTGTTTTTGTTAAATATTTCTTATTGACAATTATTTAGTAAATCTATTTTTACTAATTCTTGTCATTTCGTTCAGATAGTGAGCAACACCTTCACTCGAAGCTGTTGTTTCTATCTCATTCTTATTAAAATCCACTTTTTCCTCAACAAGCTGTGGACGATCAACTCTTGAAGACTTCATTTTGGAATGAATTTCTTCCTTAGCTTCCTCAACTTCTTGTTGAGTTTCCTTTTCAAACATCTCTACAACGTATGAAAAATTTTCCTCGATGTACTCGGGGTTCTTATTCTTGAGAAGCTTGCTTACAAAGGCTTTCTTAGCAGCAGGCATTTCAGCAGTCTTCTTTTCTAGAAGAATGTGGGCTTCTGCTTTATTTGCCTTTGTAGCGAGATCAACATTTTCCTTCAGAGTAGCATTGAGTTCTGCTCTGAGTGAATCAATTGTATTCTTCCCGTCAATAAGAGCTTCCTTAACTTCTTGGTCAATAAATTCTTCGTTAATACCAACAATTTGTCTAATTTGTTTGAGTTGTTGAACTGCTCTAATGTTTTCAACAGCTTCGTTGATTTGTTTTTGTGGTATTGCTTTATCTATATAAAGATCTAGATAATTTGAAATCTGTTCTACAAGATTTTCTTGTGTCGTCTGAGCTTCTTTCTTGAGCTCTCTTTCATACTTCTCAATAACTTGTTGAAGCATACCTGTGTGCTTCTTGTCAATATCCTTAACGAGCTTCTGGAGTTTTACAGCATGGTCTGTATCAATAGCTTCAACAAGCTTTTTGAGTTTGGCTGTATGATCCGTATCAATCTTTTCAATGAGATCCTGCAATTTAGCAGTATATTCTTCATCGAGTTTATTTTTTACGTTTTCAGTTTCAAGACCTATTTTTTGATTAACGGATTCTTGAACTGCTTGCTGGAAAGCCTCTTCAATAACATTAAGAGTCTCTTCAGTAATGACATCTTTGAATTGTTCGCTAAGAATATTTTTGACGCT